GCACATGGTCGTGACAGAATTTCAAGGGATAAAAATATTAAAAAAATAGAGGAAGAAATAGCAGCACTTAATAAACGCAAACAATCAATGCAAGAAGTTAATGAAATAATGCAAAAAAATAAAACTTATAAAGTTGGCGAGTACACTTACGACACTGCAAGCGGTCAAGCAATTTCTGGCCCTGATATAAAACAAGAGGATCGTACATTTAAAGCTGGGTCAAAAGATGAAAAAGCTGCAAATTCAATAAAAATTTTAAAACAAAGAATACAAATAAAACAACAAGAAAATGATATTGACAGGCAATTATTGGAAAGGCAATTTGAGTTTCAAAATAAAATGGAAGAAGCTATGGGCATTGAAGATGAAGGTTTGCGTTTAGAAAAAAGTAGGTTGTTATTAAAGGACTACCAAATTGACAGGCAAGAAATATTAAACTCAAAGGTAAAAGATCAAGTAAATATTTCTAAGGAACTTGGCGATACTTTGGAACAAGGTTTGGTTGAAAATATAAAAGGTGCAATAAATGGCACACAAACATTTGGGCAGGCAATGACAAACGTATTAAATAATTTAAAAAATAAATTATTAGATAGGGCATTGAGCAATATGTTTAGTGGCATTGGTGATGCTGTATTTGGTGATGGTGGCAAAAATAAAGGTTTGCTTGGTGGTTTGCTTGGTGGCATTTTTGGTAAAAAAGCACAAGGCGGTCCAGTTGTAGGTGGTAGGTCTTATCTCGTTGGGGAACGTGGTCCAGAAATTTTCACACCAAGAGGGTCTGGTGGCATTACACCAAATAACCAGCTTGGCGGTTCTGTAAATATAAATGTGAACGTTGACGCTGGTGGTACTGATGTTGAAGGTAGTGATACAAAAGGCAACGAACTTGGCCAACAAATTGCAATTGCAATCCAATCTGAGATAATAAAACAAAAAAGGTCAGGGGGCTTATTAGCAAATTAAATGGCTGTTTTTCCTTCTATAAAACCCACATATGGGGAACAAATAACTGTAAAGCAAGATTACATAACAGTAAAACTTGGCGATGGTTATCAACAACGCATTGTTGAGGGTTTACCAGCAAATAAAAGACTTAAAACTATACAAGCAAAATTTGAAATATCACAAACAGATGCAAATACAATTAATACATTTTTAGATGCACAATTTGACGCTGGTATGGAGGCGTTTGACTATACCCCTTCAAATGCAACAACAGCTTTAAAAGTTATTTGTATAAGGCGTACAGAAACAATACCTTATTTGAACAGAGTAAATTTAAGCCTTACTTTTGAAGAGGTGGCAGAACCTTAATATGGCAATACCAATATCAGAGTTACAGGGCATATCGCCGTCAGCAAAAATTGAACTTTTTATAATGGAACTTGTTGAAGGTACGCATTATGCAACAGGTAACCCATCATCAGTACCCACAATTTTTAGGTTTCATGCTGGTACAAATATGAATACAAATGCCAATATTATTTGGCAAGGTGATACGTATGAAAAGTTTCCAATAGTTGCGGAGGGTTTTGCTTTTGAAGGGCGTGGGCAAATACCAAGGCCAAATTTAACAATGAGCAATCTGGGCGGTATTACAAGGAGTGGGTCTGTTATTACTGTTACTGATTTAATGCTTATTGTTAATTTAACAACGCCACATAATGATTTAATAAATGCAAAAATAACAAGGCTTCAAGTATTAGCTTCTTCATTAGATGCAGCAAATTTTCCAAATAACACAAACCCATTTGGCACACCAAATAGTAATGAGTTGCCACGTGAAGTATTTTTTATTGATAGAAAACAAACTGAAAACCGTAACGTTGTGCAATTTGAATTAGTAAGCAGGCTTGACCAACAAAATAAAAAATTACCAAAACGTCAAGTAACACGTGCTGAATTTCCAAGTGTTGGAGGGTTTATAAATTAATGGGCGACACATGGAAAAAATTCGCTTTTGCTCATGCAAAAAAATGCCAGCCCGAGGAGTGTTGCGGTATGTTAATAAAAAAACAAGATAATATAATTTATGGCCCTTGTAGAAATTTAGCCAAAGAAAACCCTGAATTTTCATTTGTTATTGACCCAGATGATTGGGCATATTATGAAGATCAAGGTGAGGTTATTGGCATTGTGCATAGTCACCCAGATGGCGAGCTAAAATTTAGCGAAACAGACATTGCAAGTTGTAACCATTTAGATGTTGACTTTTATTTAGTTTGCCCAGAAACAGAAAAATTTATTTCAATTAAACCCAAAAACTAATGCTTAAAAAAATTAAAGTTTACGGTAGGTTAAGAAAATTCATTGGACAAGCTGTTTTGGAAGCTGATGTTAATAGTCCTTTGGAAGCTTTAAGTTTTTTACATTGTAATTTTAAAGGTTTAGAAAAACACATGGCTGACCAGTATTACCAAATTAATGCTGGTGACACAAAAATTACAGAAGATTTACTAGGTATAAGAACAAATTGCGACATAAAAATAATACCTTTAGCACATGGCAACTTCTTTTTTACGCTTGCACTTGGCGGTCTATTTTCTGCAGGCGGTGCTGCAATAGGTGCAAAATTACTTGGCAGTAAACTATTGGCAACAGTTGTTTCTGGTGCTTTAACTTCAATAGGTACATCCATGATTATTGATGGAGTAACACAAATGATTGCACCGCAGCAACAAAATACTGCAAGTGCAGCAAGTAATATGGACCAAACCGACCCTGCAGCTTTGGCAAGTAATTATTCCTTTACAGGGCTGACAAACGTTAGCAGAGCAGGCGTTCCAGTTAATTTAGTATATGGTGAAATTTTGGTCGGTTCTATTACTATTTCAAATGGTGTTGATACGGTCCAAGTGGAGGGCAGTAACGAATGACTATTAAAGAATTTGACGAAAGTTCAATTATTATTAATCCAGATTTGCCTACTGACGCCCTGTCAAGTAAGCAATTTAATACGATCGTTGAGATTGTATCCGAGGGCGAAATAGAAGGCTTTGCAACCGCTTCTAAACGTGGTATTGCAACAAATAACGCTGCATATAAAACAGCAGCTTTGACAGATGTTTTTCTTAATAAAACACCAGTATTAAATGTAAGTACAGCATTTACTGATGCTGAATTTTTAGCAAAAGTTCAATCCCCAGAAGATTCTGACTTTAATTTTAAAAATGTTGGCTTTGATTTTAGGCTTGGTACAAGTAGTCAAACATTTATACAAGGTATAAAAAATACAGAAACAGAAATAGGTGTAAATACAAACGTAACAACTACAACACCAGCAACACATACAATTTCTTCAAACACAATTAATGCCTGCAGAGTTACTTTAAGATTTGGTTCTTTACAAAAATTTGAAGATGATGGTGATATTACTGGTGTTGAGGTACAGCTTAGAATAAAAACTATTGAGGCTAACGGCACAACAAAAGATGTTATTACAGATACAATTAAAGGAAGGTCAACAAATGCTTATTTTAGAGATTATATTGTTAATTTTTCCTCGACTACCTCTTACCCTGTACAAGTAAGAGTTGAAAGAATTACTGCAGATAGTACTGACGCAAAACTTATAAATGCTTTTAGTTTTCATACAGCTACAAATATTATTTTTCAACAAAATTCTTACCCTAATACTGCACACGTTGCATTAAGGCTTAATGCTGAACAATTCCCAAGAATACCCAAAAGGGTTTACAAATTAAGGGGTATAAAAGTTCAAATACCAAATAACGCAACTGTTAACAGTGAAGACGGTAGTTTGACTTATACTGGTGCTTGGAACGGTACTTTTGCAACAAATAAAGCTTGGACAACAGACCCAGCTTGGATTTTATATGACTTGTTACGAAATGACCGTTATGGCTGTTCTATACCAGCAGACGATATAAATAAATTTACTTTTAAAACTGTAAGTGAATATTGTGGCACACAAATTGATGATGGCGACGGCGGTACAGAACCAAGGTTCTCTTGCAATGTAAATATCACGCAACCCCATGAGGCATTTAAGTTAATTAACCAACTTTGTTCTGTAATGCGTGTAATGCCTTTTTATAGTGCTGGAAGTATAGCCATAAGTCAAGATGCCCCTGCAGACCCTATGTTTTTGTTTAATGCTTCGAACGTCACAGAGGATGGTTTTATGTATAGTGGTTCAAGTTTGAAAACAAGAAATACTGTTATAAATGTAAATTACTTTGATATGGTTACTCAAGATATTGACGTTGAAACAGTTGAGGCTGATGCTGCAACTCAGGCAAAATACGGCATTGTAACAAAGTCAATAAACGCCTTTGCAACAACATCAAGAGGTCAGGCAAGAAGATTAGGCAAATGGTTTTTATTTAACGAGCAAAATTCTGGTGAAACTTGTACATTTAATACAACTATTGACGCTGGTGTTTCTGTAAGATGTGGTCACATTATTGAAATAAGTGACCCTGTTAAAGCTGGTGTAAGGCGTGGCGGTAGGATAAAAAGTGCAAATGGCTTAAATATAACCATTGATGATTTTGCTAATACAGACTTACCCCAAATAAGTACAAACCCAACGTTGTCTGTAATGCTGCCTGATAATACTTTAGAAACTAAAACTATTGATTCAATAACAAATAACGTTGTAACTGTAACCTCGGTTTTTTCTCAAACACCAAATGCAAATGCAGCATATATTATTGAAACGCCAACTTTAGAAACAACAAAATGGCGTGTAATAAGTGTAAGAGAAAACGACAACGCCACATTTACAATTACAGCTTTGAGCCATGATTCTGGCAAATATGATTTTGTTGAAGATGGTACTCCTTTACCTACAAGGTCAATTACAACCCTTACGGAAATAAAACCATCACCAACAGGTTTAAGGGCTGAAGAAGAAATTGTTGAAATAAATAACAGGGCAGTTACAAAAATATTTTTGGATTGGCAAAATGTTACTGGTGCAAGTAAATACAGAGTTTATTACAGGTATGAAAATGGTGACTTTGCGCAAATTGACACAACCTCAAGTAATTTAGAAATATTAAATACAAAAAATGGTAATTATGAGTTCAAGGTTTTTTCATATAATGCTTTAGATCAACCATCAACAAACCCAACAACTTTAGAATTTACTGCAGTAGGTCAAACTGCATTGCCTACGGACGTACAAAATTTAACTTTAGAACCTATTAATGACGAACAAGTTCGTTTGCGTTGGTCGCAAACAACAGACCTTGATGTTAAATTTGGAGGCCAAGTTTATGTAAGACATAGTCCAAGAACAGACGGCAGTGGTACTTTTGCAAACTCAACAGACTTGATTGAGGCATTAAGTGGTAATAGTACAGAGGCAATAGTGCCAGCAAAAGCTGGTGAATATGTACTTAAGTTTCGTGATTTGGGTGGGCGGTTTAGTTCTGGTGAAGCAAGCGTAATACTTACAGTGCCAACATTACGTGAGCAATTAGCTTTGCCGTCTATAAGAGAACAAACAGCTTTTAGTGGTACAAAAACAAATGTACAGGTAACAAGCAATCAACTTACTTTGACTGACCCAGCAACCAATGCTCTTGGTACATATAATTTTTCAAACACAATAGATTTAGGGGCAGTATTTTCTTTAAAAATAAATAGTCATGTAATATCAACATCTGCAAATGTTTCAGATTTATTTGATTCAATACCAGACTTAGACGCAAGAGTGAATTTTGACGGGGCTGCTGCAGAAAAAGTTAATGGTGCTTTATTGGTTAGAACGACAAATGATAATCCATCTGGCTCACCTACATTTACAGCTTTTAATAAATTTCAAAGTGGTATTTTTAGGGCAAGAGCTTTTGAATTTAAAACAGAGTTAGAAACAACCGATACAAATGAAAACATATTAATACAAGAGTTAGGTGTTGATGCATTTTTGCAAGCTCGTACAGAACAAAGCACAACGATAAAAACCTCTGGTACTTCCGCAACAGGATTTAACGTAAGTTTTAACAAAACCTTTTTTACAGGGACTTCAGCCATTGGTGGCAGTACGTCAGCCTATCCACCAAGTATTGGTATTACAGCACAGAACATGGCCAGTGGAGACTTCTTCGAAATCACCAATATCACTGGAAGTGGATTTACAATTATTTTTAAAAATAGTTCAAATACTCCTGTAAGTAGAAACTTTAGTTATTCGGCGGTAGGATATGGACGTGGAGGTTAAAAATTAAATGGCACGAGTATCGGCAACAGGTAAAGAAACTGCAAGTAATTTTAGTCCAGCCAATGGTACAGGTCTTGCTGTACGAACTGCAATAAAAGATATATTTGAAAGCTTACGTACCGTAAATGCTGCATCTGGCGACCCTTCTGGTACAGCAAACCTTGCAGCTTTTCAACCACATATTGATAGTGACACTAGCTTATTAAAAATAAGAAATGCAGCAAACTCAGCTTTTATAACACTTGGTAATGTAAGTCAAACAAATTTGGGTTTACTACCTTTATCGGGTGGTACTTTAACAGGTGTTTTAGGCTTAAGTAATGCCTCTGCATCTGCTCCTTCTGTGCATTTTGGCGATAGTACTACAGGTTTATTTAGAAAAGGAAGTAATCAAATTGGTTTAACTTTTGCTGGTACTGAACGTGCTTTTTTCGACCAAAATGGTTTAACTTTACAAACCCAAACTGATTTAAGGTTTGCTGATAGCGACAGTTCTCATTACATAGGTTTACAAGCACCAGCGACAATAAGTAGCAGTTTTACATTAACTTTGCCTGCTACAGATTCACCTGTATCTGGTTATGCCTTGATTTCAAATGCTTCTGGTGTATTAAGTTGGGGTGTTGCTGGTGGTGCTGCTGGTAATGGTGACCAAATATTTTGGGAAAATGACCAAACGGTTACTGGCAACTATACAATCACAAATGGTAAAAATGCTGGAAGTTTTGGACCTATAGCCATTGCAAACGGCGTAACCGTTACAGTTGGTTCTGGTGAGACATGGACAGTAGTATAAGTATGTATATAATAAATTTATGAGCCAATTAAAAGTTGACAGTATAGTTCCTAGCGGTGGTCTGCCAAGTGGTGCGTTTGGTGGTGTAATTCAAACTGTTTACGAAATGGATAGTACTGCATTTAGTACAAGCACAACAGGTGGTGTTGATACCTCATTGTCAGCAACTATCAATATGCAATCTTCTTCAAATAAGTTATTAATTATTTGCTCACCTCTTTGGACAACTGTATCAAACGAGGCATACATGGCATTAACAGACAGCAGTAATACTATATTAGAGCAAGCACCAGCAAGAGGTAGTCGTGGAAGGTATCATTGGGGAACACATTACAATGGTAGTGGTGGTAATGCTCAGTTTCATTCCAGTAGAGAAACTTTGCTTATAAAACATTCACCAAATGCAGCCGGAAATTTTACTGTGAAATTAAGAATATATAATATTAACTCAGGTCAAACAGTAACCTTAAACAGAAACAATAATGATGGAGATAGAATTTATGACCCAGCAGGTATTTCTACAATGACACTTATGGAGGTATCAGCATGATTGGTTTAGATCATAATGCAATTCGCAGGGCATATCCTAGTGTTACAACTATCAACGATAAAACAGGAGCTTTTGATCAAAACGGAAATTCTGTAACTTTAGAACAGAGCAAAATAGACGCTGCAAGAATAACATTAGATGCTGAAGCTGCTGCTGTTAAATATAAAACTGACAGAACAACAAATGGTTCTACGACTTATAGTTCTTTTGGAGATCAACTTGATATGTTGTATCACGATTTGGTTGCTGGTAAACTAGATGCAACTGGAACGTGGGCAACCCACATAAAAGCCGTTAAAGACGCAAATCCTAAACCATGAGTACATTAGCAGTCGGTACAATCAAAAGTGTTTCTACCGCACCTCCAGTATTTCAAAATACAAGTGGAACAGAAAAAGGACAACTTGTTAAAAAGTGGGTTAATTTTAATGGACAAGGCACTGTTTCTATAAGAGATGATTTTGGTGTTACTTCTATTACAGATGATACAACTGGCACATATACAGTTAATTTTGATGGAAATATGTCAAATGAAGATTATGCGGCTACTGTAACTTGTGGCGGCGGTGGTTATAATGGTTTTGTATTTTCTTTTGGATCAGGAGATAGTGATACAAGTTTTATGAGTACAAGCTCAGTTCAATTTAATTGTAGAGGCGGTGATGGAGGTGGAGGTGCAGTTCGAGATCCTCTTACAGCTTGTGTAATAATTTCAGGAGTTAATTAATGTCAACACTTAAAGTCAACACAATTCAAAATACAAGCGGAGGCTCTAGTTCAACCCCAGAGCAAATTCAACAGGGTAGAGCAAAAGCATGGCTTGATTATAATGGGTCAACAAACACTATTTTAAATGATTTTAATGTAAGTACTGTTGGTGATGAAGGAAGTGGACAATATACAGTTAATTTCAGTACGAGTGCAGCAAATGTCAATTATTGTACAGTTTTTGGAGGTATACATACTTCTGGTATTGTATTATCAAGACCTGTTATAAGAGACCCCGGTCAAGTTACAAAAGGTACAAGTTCATTTAGATTAGAAGTTTTTAATACTGCAGGGGCTTACGTGGATACAAATAGAGTAGATGTTGCCGTTTTTGGCGATTAATTATTTTTTGATATACTAAAAGAAAAAAAGCTTATGGCAAATTCTGACTACAGATTAATTTACACAAGAGATGATGGTGGTATCAGTATTCTTTGCCCATCAGATAATTGTGGTTTAACTTTAGAGCAAATAAAAGCAAAAGATTGTCCTAAAGATAAAACAGTTTATACTGTTAATAAATCTGCAGTTCCTACAGATAGGAGTTTCAGAGATGCTTGGACTTATACGGAGTAAATTATGGGTTTTGGTATTGACATGGCAAAAGCCAGAGAAATTCATAAAACAAATATAAGAACTGCAAGAGCACCAAAACTTGCAGAGCTTGATATTGAATTTCAAAAAGCATTAGAAACAGGTGCAAGCACAACTGAGATTGTTGCTAAAAAACAAGCACTTAGAGATGCCCCTGCTGATGCTGGTATTGCTGCTGCAAGTGACGCTGATGCTTTAAAAGCACAATGGAAAACTGATATACTAGGCACATCACCATACAGTTAAATGGCAATTATCGCAGCCGTAAAAGATTTTGAAGTTGCAAAACGCAATGACTTTCCCTTGACACTTACATTTAAGGACGGTAATGGTGATGCAATAAATTTGACTGGCTATACAGTTGAGGGTGAGGTATATAACGAAGAC